TCGCAACTATCAGCGGCCTACGCGTCGCCGACCATTTGCCCGAACAAATAAACCCGCCGGTTGCCGTTATTCAATTAGAATCGGTTACCTACCACCGCGCGTTTGTTGGCGGTTTATCTGAGTGGCGTTTTGTTGTTAGTTGTGTCGCCGGACGTATGGGCGACCGAGCGGCGCAAAGACTTCTCGACACTTGGCTAAGTTATTCCGGCGCCGGTTCCGTTCGCGCCGCAATTGAAGCCGACCCCACATTGGGCGGAAAAGCGAAAACGTTAAAAGTTGAGGAAATGGTTTCAATTAGACCCATCACACTCGGCGACGCGTCGTACATTTCTGCCGAGTTCAACTTGTTCGTACACGCTTAGGAGAAAACAAAATGAGCGCAAACGCAAAATACAAAGTCGTCGGTCCGTTACCCGTAGCGAACCGAACAACCGGCGAAACCCTCACCGAGGACGACCTCGCCGGATTAGATGTCCAGTTTTTAATCGAAACCGGACACATTGAAACAACAAGCAAAGGCCGCGAGGCCACCGAAACAAAACCCGAAGGGGAAAAATAAACCATGGCTATTGTCATTACACAAGCGAACGTGACCATCGGTGGCGTTGATTTATCGTCGCACATTTCAAAGGTCACGCTGTCAACAACTCGCGCAGAGTTAGACACCACAACGTTCGGAAATCGCGGCCGCCGTCGCGTTGCCGGCTTGGAAGATTCGTCGGTTGCGTTAGATTTCTACCAAGATTTCAGCGCCGCGCAGGTTGAAGCCACGCTCTATCCGTTAATCGGTTCTACCGCTGCCGTTGTTGTTAAACCAAACGGAACCGCAACCGGAACCGCAAACCCGTCGTACTCATTCAACGCACTCGTGACCGAGTGGATGCCTCTTGACGCGCAGGTGGGTGAACTAGCCTCGGCCTCTATTACTTGGCCAGTTGATGGCACAATCACAAAGGCGACGGCATAACAAAATGGCTGCATTGATGCGACTAACGGTGAAACCGATAACGGGCGAGCCGTATCAAATTTCAGTAACTCCCGCCGTAATCGTTCACGCGGAACGACATTTCGGCAAAGGCATGAACCAATTATTTGGGGAAGCGATGTCCTACGAGGCTCTCGCGTGGGTTGCGTGGAACGCAACACACCGCGCCGGCATTGTTGTAAAACCGTTCGACGAATGGTTGGACACAATCGAAACAATTGAAGCGGGCGAGGATAAACCCGTCCCTTTAGAGACTCGTTGACTTTGCTGGTCGCCCGCGTAAGCGTGGCGACCGGCATTGCCCCCAATGATTTACTCGAAGCACCGCCCGCGGTGTTTTGGGCAATAGTTACCGTGCTAAAAGAACAGGCGCGCGAAATGGGGAAAAAGTAAAACGATGGCACTAAAACGCCGCAACGCTTACGACGAAATCAACTTCGACACAACCGTAAAAGGTTACGCCGAACTAAAAAAAGAACTAAAAGCGTTCGATCCTGAATTGCGTCGCGCAATGGATAAAGAAATACGCGAAAACATTCAGCCCGTTGCGACGCTTGCGAAAAGTTACGTACCCACGACAGTTATGAGCGGTTGGCGTAAAGCCCAAAACCCTCGCGGTAAAAAAGGCTGGGGCGACCGCATTGGCTGGGACCAATCAGAAGTAAAAAAGGGCATCGGCGTAAAGCAAGGCGGCAAACGTTCGCGCGGACGTGCAACAAGTACCGCGTGGAAAATTTCAAACGTTGCCGGCGGCGGCGTTATTTACGAACTTGCCGGAAGTAAAACAAAAGGCGAAGGCAAACGCGGCCAACAATTCGTGCAAAACATTAGCAACATTGGCGGCGCAAAAACTTCGCGACTTATTTGGCGAGCATGGGACGAAAGCAAAGCGGAACACACAATGAACCGCGACGTGCAAGCCATCGTAAAAAAGTACGAACAAATTTTAGAGAACGCCCTCAATAAGTAAGGCCGAAAAATGGCAGTAGTTATTAACGTTTTGTCAACCTTTTCCGATGCTGGCCTACAGTCGGCACAAAAGGAACTCGACAAATTCGCAAAAGCAACCGAAACCAAAATGAAACGGTTCGGCGACGCTGCCGGAAACATTGCGCTAGGCATTGGCGCAGGTTTCGCAGGCGCAGGCGCCGGCCTTTTACTCGTCGGCGAGTCTTTCGACGAGGCCTTTGACACTATCCGCACCGGAACCGGTGCCACCGGCGACGCACTTGCCGGCCTTCAAAACGATTTTAAGGCCGTCGTTTCGGCGGTTCCGGCCTCGTTTGGCGACGCGTCGCAAGCGGTAACCGTTTTGAACCAACGTTTGGGGCTTACTGGCGAACCGTTGCAACAAATTGCCGGCCAAATGTTGGAACTTTCGCGCATTACCGGCACCGAATTGGG